CCCTCACTGGTGCCAAAATTCGACCCGTTTACACAGTTCAGTTATCAGCCTCAGAATATCTTCCTAACAGCTATTCAGCAATGATGCAAATTCTAAATGATTTGGAGTGATATAAACAAATGGAGGGTCTATTTGTAAAACGCAGCAAAAAACTCAGTAAGGCAATCGCTAACTACGAAAAATTATTTGGCGTTGATTTCCCTAGTTATCAATTCCATGATGATGAAGAGGAACAGTTGCGCGTGATTGCCAAAAGCGTAGAAAGCAAAACGCCTATAATGCCGGATTTGGAAACCAAATTTTAATCGGCGTTACTGTCGCGCAAAACCAAATCTGAAAACAGGGCGGCTGATGTGCTGCCCTGTTTCAATAAGAGGTATTTGCTATGGAGTTAAACGAAAAAGATTTGCATTGTCTTGCAAGAATGATGCAGGGCTTCATGTACATGGATCGCTGGTTTTGGGCTTGCGAAGGGAATTGCCGCTATGCCGAAGAATGCGCAAAGGAGTTCGGGGCAACGCATACCACTTACTTCAACACAGCCGTAAGAGATAAACTCTCAGACATCACAGGCGTTTACTGCGGTATGCTGATTAACCGCTTCGAGGCTGAGGAAAACGTAGCGGCCCATGAGTATCCTCACTGGAAACCGTAAGAAAGGGCAATAGGGCAATTATTGGGATCACCCCCATAATCGAATGATTTGGGGTAACGGTTCGCGGTATACACGTGCACAGGCGCAGGATAACCCGCAGGCTGATATAGCGTGTATTCTAATTTAAGTTCCGTATCTTCATCATCATACGGGCATTTTCCTGTTACCTTATCTTCACCAGACATACATGGTACCCCCTTTCATCTGAATTCAGCCTTGGCCGAGGCTGTATACCGATTGTAACACAGGTGAAAATAAAACACCAGACGCGAAAGCCGTCACTCGAAAGAGCGGCGGCTTTTCCATACCCGAAAGGAGTACAAAATGAGTGCTAAAACTTATAATCAGCTCACCAAAGCGCGGGACCGTCCGCACCGGTTGACCGTCATGAAGTCGGACGGCGACCAGCGGCTTGTATTCGGTTGGGCGAACGTAGCTGTCCGTGTGAATGGTGAGCAAATCGTAGACTGGCAGCAGGACGCCATTGATCCAGACGAACTGGAACGGGCGGCGTATGACTACGTGGCAGACTTCGGAACCGCCGGGGAAATGCACCAGCGCGGCGGCGTTGGACACGTGATTGAGAGTGTAGTTTTCACCAAAGAGAAAGCGGTAGCGCTTGGCATTCCGGCGGATATCCTGCCGGAGGGCTGGTGGATCGGCTTCAAAATCACGGACGATGAAGTCTGGGAGAAAATCAAAAACGGTGAATATTCGATGTTTTCCATCGAGGGGAAAGCCGTGCGGGAAGAAATGAAAGAAGGTGGTGCCTGATGGCGACCAAATTAAAGGGCTTAGCAGTGACCAGCGTTGACCTTGTGGATCAGGGCGCGAACCCTGACGCTCATATCCGGCTTTTCAAGCGCGGCGGGAACGGTTCAGAAAGCCGTATCGGGAAACTTCATCTTTGGTGTGGCAATGACGGCGGCACAGGAAGCCGGGGAGCTGGTACAGATACAGATCACCAAGAGCGGCTATCAAAAATAAGGAGGCAAAACTACAATGAAACTGACAGCTACAGATGTAGCGGCTTCGATTCAGAAGGGCGTATTCAAACCGCACATCTATTTAACGAACGTATGCCTGTCGTATTTCCAGAATGCGGCAGGCTATGTTGCGCGGAAGGTGTTCCCGATTGTCCCTGTACCGATTTCATCGGCGCATTTTTATGAATTCGATAAAGGCGATCTTTCGCGGGACAACGTTGCCAGAAAGCCGGAATTTGGGCGCGTGTCTCCCGGCATTTACGGCAAGCGCGAGAAGTTTTACCACTGCGAGGTCGATCAGGTGATTACCGGCATTGACCAGATCAGCACGCTTGATTTCCAGCGCACGAACGCTCCGGCAGTCATTGACCCGCGCCGCGTAAAGGTGCGCTGGGTAGCAGAGCAGATGAACATCCATCTTGACCGGGTATGGGCCGGGAAGTATTTCGATCCTGCCAGCTGGACGCACGTTTATACCGGCGTAAATACCGGTACGCCCGGGGACTCCCAATTTTGGTGTTTTGACAGTGCGAACAGTGACCCCGTAACATTTTTCAGCCGTCTGCGCAATCGCATGATTTTGTCCGGGCTGCGGGAGCCAAATAAAATGGTGCTTGGCGCAAATGCCTTTGTCGCACTGACGAATAATCCATCTATTTTGGAGCGCATCAAGTATCAGGGCAGCGAGGCCAACCCGGCAAATGTTACCGAAAATGTCCTTGCACAGCTGTTCGGGCTGGATGAAATCGTTGTTGCGAAAAGTGTATATAATGCAGCACCTTACGGAGCGCCGGACGATATCCGGTTTATCTGCGATCCGAATGATGCACTTCTGACTTATACCACCAGCACACCCAGCATTGACGAACCCAGTGCAGGCTATACCTTTACGTGGGATATGCTCGGCAACGGTCAATATACGTCCGTACAGCAGTATCTTGGCGAGGGCGGAACGCATACAGAATTCATTGAAGGGCTTCTCTGTACCGATCCGGAAATTACGTCCGCAGACCTTGGCGTATTTCTCCGGGGCGCGGTCAGCGAGGGTTACGCGGCATAAAGAGGAGGAAAAAGCACAATGGCATATATCGCGAGTGCACCTGTCCGATTTGACAGAGATTATAAGATTGGCGAAATCATCCCGCCGGAGGCGGTTGATCCGAAAAGGGTGAACAATCTGATTCGTATGGGCAAGATCATTTCCGCCGATATCCCCAAACCGAAGCAGGAGACGGACGGAACCGACGGCCCCAAAAGTGGTCCTGACGATTCCCCGGAAGATGAAGGGCCGCAGGCAGACAGCGCGGAACCCACTGAAATTCTGCCCGGCAGTTTCGACGCGGAACAGCTGGCAACGTGGAAAAATTCGGAATTGGAAAAGCTGGCCGCAGACCTTGGCGTGGACATTTCTAAAGCCAGGAATAAGTCGGAGCGTGCGCAGCTGATTGCAGTAGCAGAGATTCAGCATTCTGCAAAAGATGGAGAAGCCGGGGAAGATTCCGAGCTTCCCAGCGAATAAGAGGGGCGCAATATGACCTACAGCTACGACCCGACGAAAATCAGGGAGCGCGGCAAGGATCAGATGCGTTTCGAGCTTGGCGACACGGTGACAGAGGGCGGCGCAGATACCTGCGCCCTCTCCGATGAGGAATATGACGCCATTCTGGATGGCCTGAAAGAAGGTAAAAAGGCGTGGGTACGTGCAAAACTGGCGGTATTGGAAGCAATTATGTTCAGATTTTCGTATCAGGTGGATACAAAGGTGGACGTTCTGCAATACGGCCTCGGCGACCGTGCCGCGCATTGGAAGCAGCTTTATGACGACCTGAAAAAGCAGGCTCGCGCCTCTGTTTCGGTTCCGGCTATGGCATCGGCTATCCAAAATACACCGCCTTATTTTCACACAGGAATGGAAGAAAATCCACGTGCTGTGCATGGTGCATCCTCTCCCCTGTTCCGCAAAATGACAACGTAGGAGGCTGCAAATGTTTATGAATGCAATGAATCTGCGGCCCGGTCAGGAGCTGCGGGAATTTGACGTATTCCGGGACGGGGAGCACAAAACCGCAAGCGGCAGAGTCACCTCCAACGACAGGGAACGGCTCGGGACAATCAAGGCGATCCTCGCAGCGGCAAGGCCGGAGGAAAAGGAACGCTGGCGGCAGCTGGAGCATCCTGTTTCGCATAAGCTCATCCAACAGGGCGTACCGCCGTTTGAAGTCCGTCCGGGGGATTCCTTCATGCGCGGGGGTAGGCGGTATATTGTCCAAACCGTGCCCTATAATGTGGGTGATCTCGGACAGTGGACGATTTATTATTGTGATGAGCGGAGTGATGTGTGATGGCAAGGCCTATCAGTGCAGCAAAGCGGCAGTCTATTTCACGTGCGAACCAGAAATCGTCACAAATCATCGGAAAAATGATTGCAACAACGCTGAAAGGCGTACAAAAGGAAGTTTCCCAGAGGGCCTACAGAGCCAGCAACGAACTGCGGAACGCGGAATTGTACGTGCTTCGCGGACAGCGCAGCGGCAAAAAATACCGCGTGCCGGGAACCCGCAGGAAATACACAGCGTCTGCCCCGGGGGAATCCCCGGCTGTGCGGACGGGTGTATTTCGGTTGTCCTGGGGGACGCACGTCCACGTGGAAAAGAACGGCACCCATTTCCGGGCAGTTTCGGCGATTGAAAGCAAAGAACGGGCAGGCGGCAGGCTGCTTGGTGAAATGCTGGAAAACGGCACGGGCCGGATCGCACCGCGTCCGTACAAGCAAAAGGTGATTGACCGGGCGCTTCCCAAAATCAAGGCAATTTATCAGAAACCCTATCAGGGTAAATAGGAGGATATTATGGCACTGCTTACAAACAGGACGCAGGCAGTATTTGACCTTTCCCAGATTCACCGCGGGGATTGTATCCGCGTCCGCCGGACGGGCGACACTGCATTCCGAAACGGCTTTGTTACGGAGGCGGCTTCCGATAAACTGCGGCTGCTTTACTGCAACACGCAGAATAACGCGACTAGTTATCTTGACATTCTTGCAGCAGACGCGGCAGTCGGGGTTTGGGAGATCTATTGGACGACTGATTTCCAGACGGTCAACTATGAGAACAACGCTCCCGGTACAGGCGCATGAGCACAGAAATCCGGCAGCTTATCCATGAGCAAATAACTTCAGATACGCAAATGGCGGGAATGCTGGCAGCCTATCAAGGTTTGCCAGCATTCTTTTACCAGAAATCGCCCAGCGACAGCCGTCCGGGCTGGGGGACGCCCCGATATCCGCGCGTGGATTTCAATATTGACCTGCGGAACGACCCCGAGCGAAAGACCGCCGGAACGCTGACAGTCAACATTTGGTGTACCACGGAATGTCCGGCAGTCGGCGACCTCGACCCGGACCGGGCAATCGAACGGCGATTGCTGGAGCTGATTTCCGGCACGTTTTACACGGGAGCGGACTGTGCAACCATTTGTGCGGATTGGGAGCGTTCGGATGAATTTGTGTTTGAGGGCGGCAGCAGCGCACGGGACAACACGGCACCAGAGGTATATGGGTTGACCATGACCTTTGCGCTGATGGCGTTTCCTGAACAAATCTCCATTACGCCTGACCCAGTGCAGGGGCTGAACGCGTGGGCAAAACAGCACTTTCCGCAAATGAACGTAATTGCATTTGACGAATTACCGCCCATTTGGAAACCTTCGGATGAAGCCCCGGCGCTTTATTGGCGTTTTGAGGGCATGTCCGGCAATAACCAGCAGAGCTATGCTGTGGCATGGTTCACGGGGAAATTTGCGGCGCACGTTATCGCGGACAGCGTGGCAGAACGCAACAAATGGACAAAGTCAATCATCGAATTTGCACAGATAGAGGGTGAAGTTGTCCTTTCAGACGGAAGCCCGATGTTCATCAACCGGCTGGAAGTGCGGCACAGTGCCGACCCTCTGCGGGAGGGGCAGCTGGGGCTTACCGGGCAATACGGCGTATTGAACCAGCCGCAGAAGGAACTTGCACAAACCAAACTTTTAAGACCGAATTTACAGCATGAGAAAGGAGCAATCGGCATTATGGCAGAAGCGGCTTATAAAACGGCAGAATTGGCAGCAAAGGCACGTCAGCTGTTCGGCACGACCCCGGAGGTTGTGACCGTAGCGCTTCGGGGCGCGGGCATGGAGTCCGCAACTGTAGAGGAAACAAGGCAAATCGTTCAGGATTTCCTGGGCAGGGAGGTGCAGTAAATGGCATCGTTTTTCATTATTGGGGAGAAAAAGACGCGTCCGGGCGTGTATTTCCGATATGAGAATTGGGGCAGGCCGCCGGTCGCGGGCGTAGACGACGGCAAATGTGCGGCGGTATTCCGTTCCAACTGGGGGCCGCTCGGAAAAGCACTTGTTTTGGAACAGTCGGAAGATATCGCAAAGCAATTCGGCGACGGCGGCGAAAACGGAACGACTGCGGTTCCGATGGAGCAGTTTAAGGGCGGTGCACGGCTGGTTTACGCGGTGCGTCTCGGCAGCGGCGGTACGCACGGCGTGTATCAGATCGAGGACGATGCAGGAAACGCCGTAGTGCAGCTCACGCTGAAATATCCCGGCAGCCGCAGCCTTTCCGTGGCGATCCGGCCCACGCTGATGGATGCCGGAAAGACCGAGCTTTTGATCCTGGAAGGGACAGAACAGCTGGAATCCCTGACTTTCAGCAACGCGGAAAACAGCGTCGCCGCACTGCTGGAAGCATTCGAGAAACAGAAAAGCAGTTACTTTGTGCTGACCAAACTGGCGGACAGCACGGAAAAGCTCAAGACCATCGACCAGGTAGAAATCACAGGCGGAACCGATCCGACGGTCAATGTTGCGGCCTACAGCGCGGCATTTGAAGTGCTGGAATCCAACCGCTGGAACGTGATGGCGATCGACACCGCCGATACCTCGATTCAGATGATGATGCAGCTTTTCCTGAACCGGATTTATCAGGGCGGCAAGTTCTGTATGGGCGTTATTGGCGAACCGACAACGATTGATTTTGACACCCGTTTGAAGCACGCCAGCGCTTACAATGACTATCAAATGGTCTATGTTGGAAACGGCTTCACGGACATTGCGGGCAATGTTTACGAGGGCTGGCTGGCAGCGGCGCGGATTGCCGGACTGATTGCAGGCACGCCCAGCAACGAGAGTATCACGCATCTTGCAATTACGGGTGCAACCGAGGTTACGGAGCTGCTGACTAACAATCAGCATGAGCGTGCGATCAAAGCCGGGGCGCTGATGTTCAGTGTTTCGGCGGCTAACACGGTATGGGTCGAACAGGGCATCAATACGCTGGTTCTGCCCGGCACTAAGGAAGACCTTGGCTGGCAGAAAATCAAACGTGTTAAGGTGCGTTTTGAGCTGTTCCAGCGGCTGAATGACACGGTAGAACCGTTGGTTGGCCGCATTAACAATGACCCGGATGGACGCATGACAGTGATTCAGGTTTCAAATGCGGTATGCCAGACGATGGTCGCAGAACGGAAGCTGCTGGCTGGGGCGCACGTCGAGCAGGACGAGAATAATAAGCCCGAGGGCGACAGCGCATGGTTTGTTGTTTATGCGGATGATATCGATGCACTTGAAAAGATGTATTATTGCTTTAAGTTCCGCTTTGCGCCGGACGATGAAGAGTAAGGGGGGATAACACATGGACGGATTGAACGACCAGAGTTTGCTTGACGTAAGAAAACTGATCAGCGGCAAAGACGGACGGCTGTTTGTGACAACCAAAGCCGGGACGAATATTTTCCTTGCTGAGGTGGATACGTTCCAGACACAGGTCTCCCCGGCAAATCAGGATTACCAGCCGGTCGGCAGTGCGCTCATTTATTCGGTCAACACGGGCTACACTGTCACGCTGACACTGACGGAGGCCGTTGTGCGGGATGAAGTTATGCTTGACGAGCTGATTACCGACTTGCAAAACGGTTATTTTCCGACATTTGATTTCCAGGAGAAAATGCGCCGCAGGGATGGACAGTCCGAGCGGATCGTTTACCGCAACTGCGTGCCGGACGGCACCGTCGATTTGCAGACGCTGAACCCGGGTGAAATTATTAAACGGAATTGGAGCTTCCGCGTCAATTCAACGCCGGAAATGCTGGAAAAGTTCAAGGATGCCGAGTGGAGATTGGCAGAATAAACAGGAGGAAATGAAAAATGTCTAAGAATACAATGCCGGAAACTTTTGATGAAAATATAGGCAATACGAAAGAAGATATCCTGATGAATGAGAGCGATATCCTGCGCGGCCTGATTGAGGCGGGCCGTGAAAAGGAGAATGAGAACGCCTACGAAAAGATTCAAATCAGGCGCGGCGGCGTTCTCAAGTTTGAGTTCCGCATCCGGCCCCTGTCGGAGGATGAGACGAACGCCTGTCTTGACCATGCGTCGAAGTTCGCGCCCCGCAGGAAGGGACAGCCCAAGCGGAAAATCGAGACGGATTCGGCTAAGTTCCGCTCTTGGCTGATTTACACGGCGACAGTTGATGAGGACAGGAAAAAGACCTGGGATAACAAGCAGGCGCAGGAAGCGCTCGACATCCTGCACGGCGTGGATATGATCGATGCGGTTCTGCTGGCGGGAGAAAAGGATGCGGTCATTAGCCGGATCGATGAGATCAGCGGCTATGGCAGCGACGACGGCGAAACGCCGGACGATACAGCAAAAAACTGATAGAGGCACGGGGCAACACCTGGCTGATGCTGAAAGTGTGTGAACGGTTCCCAAAAATCGGGACAATAACCGATTATATGGCGCTGCCGCCGGGGGAACGTGCGCTGTATGACCAGTACACGCTTGACACGCTGGAAGCGGAAGCCAGGACCCCCGTGCTGAAAATCGGGAAATAAGGGGGCGGCGCAATGAATGAAACCGTTACCGTGATTGATGTTGTAGCGCAGGTCACGGACGATACAGCCAGCGGCGCACAGAGCGCTGCCCGGAACGTGAGCAGGCTGGAGCAGTCCATGACGAAGCTCCGGTCACGCATTGACGGCATGAAGGGCAAAAGCAAGCTGGAAGTGCGGGCTGAGATGCGCGACATGGCAACCAGCGGCATCCAGCGCATTGCATCTGCCGGGAAAAAGCTGGCCGGGAAGGTCTGGACCGTCACCCTCAAAGCAAAAGATTTTGTTACAGCCCCCTTTCGTAAGATTGCGGGGCTGCTGTCAAATCCAATCGCACAGGCAGCGGCCTTTGCCGGGGTATCGCTCGGCGTGGCAGATACCGTCAATACATTCAAAAGTTTTGAGCAGGGCATGGCGAACGTCAAGGCAATTTCCGGCGCAACCGGCGCGGAATTTGCCGAATTGACCGCAACCGCAAAGCACCTTGGCGAAACGACCATGTTTTCAGCGGCACAGGCGGCAGGCGCAATGGAAAACCTTGCAATGGCCGGCTGGAAAAGCAGGGATATTGTGGCCGGTATGCCCGGGCTATTGGATCTTGCCGCCGCTGGGGATGTTGAGCTTGCAACAGCGGCGGATGTTACCTCTTCTGCGTTGGCACAGTTTAATATGGCTGCGAACGAAAGCACACGGGTAGCGGATGTCCTGGCGGCAGCAGCAACCAACAGCAAAACTGATGTTGCCGGTCTGGGCGAAAGCCTGAAAATGGCAGGCACACAGGCGGGGGCATTGGGCTACAGCATTGAGGATACAGCCCTTGCGCTCGGATTGATGGGCAATGCGGGTGTGGACGCTTCCAGCGCTGGCACGGCGCTGCGCTCCACCCTTGCCCGTATGGCAAAGCAGGAGGGGCTAAGCGCTGACGAAACGAATGCCGTGACCGAAGCAATGCAAAAAGTCGGGGTATCCCTCACGACAACAGAGGGGAAATCAAAATCGCTTATGGCGGTTATGAAGGAGCTGCGTAAAGGTTTCCAGGGCATGAGCGAAACCGAAAAGGCGGCAACGGCATCCAACCTTGCGGGTATGTACGCCCAAAGCGGGCTTCTCGCGATTGTCAATGCTTCAGAGGAAAAGTTTAACGAGCTGGCCGCAGCGATTGAGAATGCGGAAGGTTCTGCTTCCAGAATGAAGGATATCCGAATGGATACGCTGCAAGGTTCCTTGTACTATCTGCAAAGCGCGGCGGAGGGTGTTAAAGATGAACTGGGGGCGAAGCTAAGCCCTTACCTTAGACGGCTGATAGACTGGCTGACACGTAAAATGCCAACAATTCAAAACGCAGTCGGTGGAACGGTTGATTTCATCACCGCAAAGATTGACGATGTATCAAAGGCGGTTGCCTCTTTGACACGAAGCCCGGAATGGAAACGCGCTGAAACGTTATGGGATAAGGTCGAACTTGCATGGGATAAGCTGATTGCAGAACCATTTGACGAATGGTGGAGCGGTACTGGCAAGGCCTGGCTTGCGGAGAAAGCACAAGGAATTGGCAGCGGTATCGGAACCGCACTGAAAACCGGAATCCTTGCCCTTTTAGGCGTAGATATCACCGGTGCGGTCGGTGACGGCATGAGCATCGGAAAATCATTTGCAGAGGGCTTCATGGATGGATTTGATGCAAAGGCAGTTGCAAAGGGCATATTAGAAGCGTTCAAGGCCGCAGCAAAGGACGCAGCTGGTGTTTTCACCGGAGAAAGCAGCAGCACCAGCGGGCTTTCGGCGGCGCTGCTGGGTTATGGTGCGTTTAAGGTTGGAAAGGCCGGGCACAGCCTATACCGGGCAGGAAATGCGCTGTTCGGAGGCACCGCAGTTGGGAGCGGTATCGCAACGGCTGCGTCGGTGACTGCTGGCATTGGCGGCGCGGTTGCGTCCGGTGCAAGCCTCATCAGCGCACTCAAGGATGTTTCCACGGCTGTTAAAACCAATGACATTGGAGAGCGTGGCGCGAACGCCCATTCTGCTATGCTGAAGGGTGCCGGTGTAGGAGCTGGCGCGGCGATTGGAGCCGGGATTGGTGCGCTGATTCCGATTCCAGGGATTGGCGTAGGAGTAGGAGCACTGGTTGGTGCGGGCCTTGGCGGACTTGTTGGAATGTACAAGGGAAATAAAGTTAAGTCGGATTATTATGCAAAAGAAGCTGCAAGGGCGAATGCGCCTGCACTTGCTGCGGAACAGGCGCAGTACAAGAGTCAGGAGCTGAAGGACGTGCTCGCAGATGCCAGCGTATCGGCTGATGATTTCGCAAAAATGCTTGAAAAGACGGTTCGTGTGGATATTTCAAAGCATTTCGGCAAGGTGGCGCTGAGCGCGTCCGAAATTGCCAATATTGCAGGAAGCATCACGAATATGGGAGACGCAGAGGCGGCAGAATCTTTTCAAAATGCTGCTTCCAGCAAACAGTCTGCGTATCAGTCAATCGGTTCGCACGCCGGAAACCTTGGCAAGCTCAACTGGAAAATCGGGTTGGGCCTTGCACTTGACGAAAACGAACGCGCCTCATGGGAACAGGCATTAAACGGTATTTATTACAGTGTCCAGGATTATTTGAACAACGCTCATTATGAGGCAAATACAGCAATCAAACTGCTTGTCGGCCCTGACAGCGACTTTGATTTTACGGGATTGGATTCCGTATACAGCAGCCTAAATGAACGGCTTCAGGGGCTTGGAGAGCAGTACAAGGGCAAAATTGAGCTGGCTTTAGAGGATGGCGTAATCACGCTGGATGAACAGGCAGAAATCCAAAACCTGCAAGATCAGATTACAGCAATCACGAGCAAGGTTGCGGAAATCGAAACTACGGCAAACATGAAAGCGCTGCAAATCAAATACAGCGGCGCAGCGCTTGACGCGGACAGCTTCGCAGCCCTGCAATCCGAGCTGGCCGCACAAGTGCAGAATGCCACAAAAACCTATGATGACGCGCTGAAAGTAGGCATTCAGTCGCTTGAATTGCAGCTTGGTGAGGGTGTAATCGATCAAGAAAAATATGATGCTCAAATTCAGGCATTATCGGAGCAGTATGAAGCTAAGATTCATGATTTACAGATTGCGGTTGAGAGCTTCCAGCTGCAAAGTATCGCGGACGCATATGCCCGCGATTTGGACGGAATCCTCCCTGATATCCAGGGCACAACAGCGGAAAAGCTGCAAACTGCGATCGGAAACGCTATGGCCTCCGGCGTAGACGTGACCGCCTGGAGTGCTGAAACAGCCGCGAAATGGCTTGGTATCGAAAGCCTGAACAAAGAAACACAAACGGCAATCACCGGACTGGTATCCTCCGTCGCAGAAACCCTTCCAAAAAGTATGCGGGAGGGGATTACAAAGAGCTTTGAGGATGCTGAACTGGGTGAAAGCGTTGGCAGTGATTTGTCGTCTGGAATCGCGAATACGAACATGGCAAAGGTTCAGAGTGCAGTGGACATTGTAAGAGAAAAAACCAAAAACGTCTTTTCTTCTACCTTTGAAAAGGGCTTTGATATTCAAACCTCTGTTCGGATTAACGCTGATTATATCCTGAATGATCCCTCTATCATGTCAAAGATAAGCGGTTCTGCATCAATCAGCGGAGGGATAGCCAAGAACGCAAATGGCAGCATAGTTTCCGGCCCCCTGTTATCGCTAGTTGGTGAGGACGGGCCGGAAGCAATCATTCCGCTTCCCGGCAAGTATCGCGGCAGAGGGCTTGACCTCTGGGAGAAAGCCGGGGCGCTGCTCGGCGTGAAGCAGTACGCAGAGGGGGATATTGTAGGATATGACTTCCCCGCCGCTGATCCTGGCAGCAGCAACGGCACAAACGCAGTCGTTCCGGTGACCATTGAAAACCTGACTTTTGAGATTCGTGTAGACGGCGGAGGGAAGGACGGGCAGGCATTGGCAAACGAAATTGCAAAAACGATCCGGGAGCAAATGCCTGAAATTACGAACCAGGTTGCGCAGCGTATTGCGGAAGCATTACAGCAAATTTATTCCAACACACCGAAAGCAAATTGGAAGAGGTGACGCAGTGGATATTTATTTGACGAATCTGGAGACGGGTGACCGTCTCCGATTCCCCATGCTGCCGGAGGAAATCAGCGTAAAGTTTGGAAATCTGTTCACGAACTATACCATTCTGAATATCGGAGAGGTTAAAACGCCGAACGGGACCTCACTTGATACCATCAGCTGGAGTGGGATTTTTCCCGGGGAACCGCGTAAAAACGACCCGTATATTTGCGAGTGGCGCGATCCTAAAGAGGTTTACAAATGGCTGGCCGAGCTGAAAACTCAAAAGGGCAAACCGGTCAAAGCACGGCTTTTGGTGACCGAAACGCCGATCAACTGTGACGTATACCTGAACAGCCTGACCGGCAAACCAACCGGCGGATATGGAGATATCAATTACTCTATCAATTTGATACAGGCAAAGGAAATCAAGCTGAGTACGACGGATGAAATTGCAGCGGCAGCGGCCACGGCAAAGGCACTGACTGCCGCAGGCATAGCAGCGGCGGCTATAGCGTCGGGGAAGCCGCTGACAGCAGCTATGACGCTGGCAGCTGGTTCGTCGAAACTGGCGGCAAAGATGATGAAATCATGTGCATCCCCCGACCGTCCCGCCCCTCCGGCGGCGGCCACTTACACAGTCGTGAAAGGTGACAGCCTGTGGAAAATTGCGCAGAAGACATGGGGGAAAGGTTCAGATTATGAACGGCTGTACGAGGCCAACAAGGAAATCATTGACGCTCATAAGGGCGGTAAAAATATGATATGGCCGGGGGATATCCTGACGATACCCAATTAAAAAACCCGCCGGAAATATTCCGGCAGGCTTTCAAAAAATAATTATTCCTGATCCTTTGCATCGGCGATTGTGTCGAGCAGATTGCAGAGCTCATCAACTGTATAGGTGTCTTTGCCACTGTTTTTCAGGAGACGGCGCAAATCATAAAGTACCGCCTTTTGCGTATCCTTACGTTCCTTTTCCGTTCCCAACCTGTCCACCTCCTTCTTTTTATGCTATTGTACCATGAAATAGAAAATCTGTACACAGATAAAAATAACAAATCCATAGGACAAAGTTTGACAGGAGGCTATATACACATATTTTCGGGAGTGAAATAAACAAATGAGTATAGATGCTGCACTGCTAGATTACAGCGCGGAACTTATCACAGAAAGTGGCGCAGTTTACCGGCTGGATAACGCTTTGCTGTCCTTCTCATGGGAGGAGCAGGAAGGGCAGCTCGCGCAAAAGGCTATGCTTACGATTGTAAATGCGGCAATCGGCTCCAAATGGATCATGTCCTATGCAAAAATTAACTGCATGATCCGGATTTACGGCATGTGGGGCGCAGGGCGGCAGCTGTTATTTGAGGGGTATATCTGGGAGTGGCAGTATGTCAGCGAATCCAATAAAGAGTTTTCCATTACAGCATATGACCCATTGATCCGTTTGCAGCAGAGCAAGGACTTCAAATATTTTTCCGCAGGACTGACGACTTCGGCGCTTCTTGAGAGCATCTGTTCCGACTGGGGGATCACACTTGATTATCAGTGGAGCAAACAGATTACCCACCAGAAAAAGGTGTTTAGAGCAATCGTCGAAAAACTATTCACAAGCAGGGGGAAGAAGATGTATAATGAATCTGAGGTGAAAAAGGATGTTAAGCAATGAAACCCGGAACCGGCTTGTGAGGGGATATGAACGAACCCATGACGCAAAGATGATAGCACAAGCATATGGAGTTAGCGAACGTGAAGTGTACAAACTGGCAGCGCAAATGCGGGAGACCGGAAGTGTGGAACTGCGGACAGGCAACTGCGGACGCAAGCCGAAACTGTCAGAGGAAGACCTGAAACGTGTGGACAAAGCAATTCAGGCGCAGCCGGATATTACCTTTGGCGAACTCATAATGAATCTGAAGCTGGATATCAGTGAATCCCGACTGGGTCGGATCGTGCGCGAGAAATTGGGGTACTCGCTGAAGAAGAAGGTGATTCACGCTTCGGAACAGGAGCGTCCCCGATGTGCAGGAAAAGCGAGCGGAATGGAAAAAACTCACGAAAGAAATACCAAAAGAAAAGCTGGTCTTTCTGGATGAAAGCGGTGTAAACACAAACCTGGTACGACGGTATGGCCGTTCTGTGGGAAAGACCCGAGTGGTGGATAATGCTCCGTTTAGCACCCCCAAAAGCACAACGGTCCTGTCTGCAATCCGTCAGGATGGTCAGTTTGCCTGTATGACTTTTGAAGGAGGCACGACAAAAGAACGCTTCAAAGAATACCTGGAAACCGTCCTTCTACCGTCGATTCATGAGGGTGACTATGTCATTATGGACAATCTCAGAACGCATCATTGCAATTTTGTGGGCGAACTGATTCGAGCAAAAGGTGCAATACCTCTCTATCTGCCGCCATATAGCCCGGATCTGAATCCCATTGAGAAGATGTGGGCAAAGATGAAATCCATCCTGCGTAAATGGCGTATTCGCATCAAGGATAAGCTGATTACCGCGATTCCACAGGCTCTTAACCTGGTTACTCCTTCTGATTGTCAAGGTTGGTTTACCTGTGCCGGATACTGAATACCTTTTCGCCGATTGCTCTAAAGTCGGATTTTTATGATCTATAACTCGGTCTGCGATTAAAACAAGTTCATTATTCAACAATATAATCCCATCCTTGATAACTGATAATTTGGGAGGATCTCCCCAATAATTATCGATAATTATATATTATCCAACATTCTTTGGCCAGCATTAAGAGCTTGCCGCCCTCTGCAGAGAGTGACAAGCTCTTCTCATATAGAGATTTTGTTGCGCGGATGCTTATGTAAAAGAATATCTCGCTGTTTCGCAGTTGTGACATGAGTGTAAATCTGCGTGGTTACAATGGAGGAGTGTCCCAATAACTGCTGAATATACCGAATATCCACATCCTCCTCAAGAAGCAGTGTCGCAAATGAATGTCTGAACATGTGTGGGGTAATGTGTTGCGATACGCCAATCTGCTCCGCATATTTTTGTAAGCATAGACGTACCGATTGCTCTGCAAGTCGAGTATGGCGTTGAGTGAGAAAGAAAGGATGTTGCTCGCAGGGCTGATATTCCTCAATGTATTTGCGCAGACTTTCCATTACGGAGTCATTGGTAATTTGCAGAATACGTTCCTTCGATCCTTTTCCATGGATCTTGACTGTGCCGCGTGTAAGATCAATATCCTCAGTATTAAGTCCGCACAATTCGGACACACGCATACCGGTTGCAAACAAAAGCTCCATCGTAGCAATATCGCGAAGGGATATCTTGCGTTCCTGTGTGGTTCGACTATCTTCATGGGCTTGATATGCAGCTGTAAGCATTCGCTCAATCACGTGCAATGATATGGTTTTGGGGAGGACAAAGGGTTCGTTTAGCTTGATTCGAAGTTTCTGAAAAGGATTATCGGTCAAGTAATTCTCTTCCTCTAACCATGTACAGAAAGCTTTCAGAGATGCTATTTTTCGCTTTACACTACGGGGTTTGCAACGTTGATTTAAGTATGCAATGTATTTGTTTATAATATCACGATTAAGCTGTGTATTTAATTCGGGATAGGTGTTAGTCGGAATTATAGGACCTGCGGTTTAGAGCGTCAAGAGGCCAGAACTCTGAGAAGAGGAATAAGTCACATGTTTCCGCATTGAGGATAAAGAGCGCCGCAGGTTATCAGCGGACTCTGCAACGGAAGATTTGGCATAAGAAGCAATGGTTGCAAAAAGGGCCAGATAGCGATTGAGATATTTGGAAGCAACTCCACGAAACTGCCTGAACATCTCCTTGATTCGACTGTGCTGGTTGTTCACTGTATTCAAATGATATACTTGATCGTAGCTGTTATGCCCCTTCAGTTCAACCTTTTTACACTGCAACAGATCAGCCAGCTTGTTGTAGGCGGCAGCACCATCACACAGCAGTATAGATTGAGGTGCAATATGGGTAGCGAGCGCATGGACTATATCATCTCCGGAAGGCTTGGCCCTGTTGACGCATACTGCACAGACATGGTCATTTCTGTCAGTTGCTACACAAACGCAGAACTGTTCGTAAGATAAACCGGGTTTTGTCGCACCTTCGCCGTGCTTTCTTGGCTTTCTGTCCTCACATTTGATTCCCTTTTGCGATTCCACCACATAGGTTTCGTCCGATTCCACCAGTTCGTCCAGAACGACTTTCGATTCCGTCATAGTTTCCAGAAAAGCAAGGAGTTTGTGGCGCATATTGAATGCGGTTTCGTGACATACTCCGATTTTCGCGGCAGTTTTATCCAGCGCCTGAAGCGATAAAGTATCCTCTATTGCCGTTATCCATGAATCGATGGACTGATGGGAATGTGCAGTGATTTGCTTCGCGTCATAAGTGAATTTTCTTCCACACCCCTTGCACTGATACCGCTGTTTCCCTGCCTGAATGCCCTTCTTGATAAACTGGACATCCGATTTCCCACAACATGCGCATACAGCAGGACGTGTGTTCTTCAGTTCCTCGTTCAGATTCAAATATTTCACCACCTGGGCTGTAATTTGGTCGATTTGATATGCGTTAAGCTCTGGTATTATTGCTTGAAGCTCCGCCAATGTCATTTCTATCATCCTTTCCTTTCTTCATGACCCTATTATACATCTATCCTACGCCTTTTCATAGCCTCAAGTCCTATGTTTCCGACTAACACCTTTTCTTAAAATGGTGTATGTACGATGTTCTTCATCTCTTTTGTGTCATTTTTCGTATTTGAAATCCATTTGGAGTATACTATTCCATTTTGAATTTCACGGATTCAGGAAGCTGGGTGTAGATCATGCTGATTAAAAAATTGAAGGTG